AAATCTGAACCAATCCCGGCGTCAACCAAAAGCATTTTGTTATACTTGTGGAAACGCAACATCGGCAATTCGTCTATACTATCATACAATACAACATTATGTTTATTTATAATACATTCTTTCATATTATGCCCTCCTAAAACTATATCCTTTTGCGGTTTTCCTTTCCCCTTTTAAGCATTTACATATATTTTGGTGTGATATACCCAACTTCATACCAGCGATATTTATACTTTCAAATATTTGTATATTATCACCTTTTTTGCATATTATACGACAACTTCTCCCATGTCCTTTTCCACTTTCACAATATCTATAATCTCTTATTTTACAACGCCCTAAACTATCTGAATATTTAATATTTTCAGATTGCGTACACCATTCTAAATTATCAACGTTGTTATTAAGCGGGTTACAATCAATATGATTAACATTAGGCTTTAATTCAGAGTTAATAAGGAAATGCATTGCTACAAGTCTATGAATATAACACCACCGCTTACCATTAGCGTTGTATAATGCTACCGACAAATAACCCTTATTTGTTATTTTAGGTTTTAATATTCTACCTGTTTTATTTTTTACATTACCCATATTGCTAATATAATATGGGTAATCCTTAATTTTTACATATTCTTCATTCATAGCAAAACACGTGTTATCATTGTACTACAAAAGGGAACGCCCAAAAATGAGAGGTTCCCGGTAAATATCAACGCAAAGAAACAAATCAAAACGCACGTCCACCACGACAAACAGAAATCGCAATTAAACATCTTTGAAAAGAAATCGTTCCCGTGAATCTGTACCCATTCAATGACGCCCCATTTGCGCAATAATGTAAGCACAAAAGCCGCCAACATTGCGACCAATATAACGTAAAAAATAAATTCTTTCATAATCTTACAATTTACATGATTCTCCAATACTTAATTCTCCATAGAACCGGAACCCGCCGTACGGGTGCATTAAAAATTGGTTGTCTATTTCGTCCAAAGAAAAACCCCGGTAAATATTTTCCGCCAACTCATAAACCTTTGTTATTTTCAAACGCCCATGTTTCAGCCAAAAGCCTCCGTTCAACACGTCCAATATTTGCCGCTTAACTGCTTCTTTGTTCCGGTCGCTCGCATCGTTGAATATCTTCCGGAAATCAAACCAAAAGATAAGGGAAAACGAGGTTTTTAGCCCTATTGAAACGCCGGATTCCCAACTAACGTCCTGCGGGTCGTCAATCCAAAAAAACGAAAAATTCCCAATATTTGCATCCGGGGTTACTTCTATATAATCGTTTCGCCCTACATAAACGCACGGGGTAAAATAACGTTTCCGGTTCCCGTCATATTTAACAAGTCTTTCAGCCCGTCCAAATGCTTTGTCCAACCACGGTAAATTATCAACCAATCCGGTTTGTATATTTCCAATGATTCTGTCTAATAATTCCGGGTTCGCAATTACCGGGGCTTTGTTATTCGCTGCCATATATCGTTTTTTTTGCCTCTGTTATTAAATCCGGGAAAATATAATGCCATATAAGGATTTTAATATTTTCGTCCGTTAAACCTAAAATTTGGCGTCCATACTTTTTTATTAATTCCTCGGTTTTCCAATCCGCCGCCTTAATTTCAAATTGTTTGTCGCCAACCTCCAAATAAAAGCTACTTTGAAAATCGCCCTCATCCCTTAACGTTACCCGGTTTGTAGGCTGTCCCTTTGCCTCTTTGATTGCAATTGTTACCGGGCTATACGGGGCGTAATCCATGATTGAAACGCCCAAACGGTTAACGCCTTGTTCAAACAATTGTTCCTCGGCGTTCATGTCAATTATATACGCCTCGTTGTCCCATATTATTTTTTGCATCAACCGCCCGGACGTTAATTCATCGTTGAATTTAACGACCCGTTTTAATAAGTCGTCAATTTTTCCCATATCACGAAATAAGAATACCGCACGTTCTCAATGCTGCCAATAGTGCATTGAATTTAGCTATTACGGCGGCTAACTCTTCACTTCCGCCCAAATTAGCAATATCTGCTGCCGCTTTTACGCCTCCAATAGCTTGTTTTGTGGCTGCGGTCAAAACTGCATCCTTTCCCGGTGCGCCCGGTGTTCCGGGTGTACCCGGTTGCCCTTTCAGATTCTTAAAAGCAAAAGCAAATGTTCTTGCGCTTGCGGTGCCGCCCAATGATACCGTTACGTTCGGGGTTCCGGTGTTTGCATCCACGGTTGCGGTTGCTCTGGTAATTGTCGCATCAGCCCCGGGACGACCGGGCGTTCCCGGCGTGCCTGACTTAAATAGATAATAATGCAACAATTTTGCCAAATCCGTTTGCCCTTTTGACGCCAAATGCAAATCAATAACTCTCATTGCATTTTCAATTGTCATTCCTTGAATTGTCAGCGTTTGCCCGCTGCTTTCCTGCGTGTCGTTGTACACTTTAATAACAATATCGTTGTTCATGTACTTATCTTTTGCGGCTGACAAATCTAACATTGCAATACCGCTTTGTGGAATTACTTTTCCAATGGTTGTTGAACCAATGGTTACTTTTGCTCTTGGCGACGGATATTCTGCGCCGTCGTCGTCAACAATATTTGCAACGACCAAAATTTGCGGCAATTTCCCGGAAATGCTCGACCATGATTCAGTAATTGCAATATCATTTTTCAACTTATCATAAGTGTATTGCGCATCAATAACATACGCTTGAAATCCTCTTACTCTCATAATTCTACAATTTTTGTTTTAAATTATATACAACTTTTTTTTGAAATTATATATTAAACGGCTCTGTACCTTACGCCCCTATTGTTACAACTCAAACAAATTCGGTCTAACCCCTGCGTATCTAATCGCAAAGCCTCATACGCCTTTTTCAAGTCATAACCTAAACCACCGGGACGAACTCCGGACGTATTGCCGTCCAACTCATACAGAATATCGGTGCGGCTTGCATTTGACTGATTGCGGTTAACCCTAACGTTGGGATTCATTGCTAACGTTCGCAAACCTATTGCCGCAACCTGCCTTTGAATAACGGTTTGGAACATCTGCCGTTGCGAAATAATAAAGTCGGTCAAATCGCAACCAACCGTTATTTCGCAATTTAGCCCGTAATTGTGGGTATTTGTGTACATAGTATAAGCCACGTCCCATAATTCCGGGTATTGCTCGAATGTTTCCGGGGCGTCAACCTTAAACGGGGAAACCTGCAAATACTTTGTCATTTCTCGCCATGTTTCGACGGAACCAATGTTGCACGTTCCGCACGGCTCCCGGCTCCAATCCTTAGATACGTTTATTGCTTCCATCCCGGCGGGTAATTCGTCTTGATTATAGCAAAGAAACCATGAACCCCCGGCGTTGTTTGCGTCGCTGATATACGGCAAATAACAATCGGTCAACGGGAACCATTGAAAGCCGCCATTTGTAACGGTAAAATCCAAATCGAATGTTTTTACCGGGTCAATCTGCGACGAATGAAATAAATACATTCTTACCTTTCCGGTCGCTCCGGTCATTTGTAGCCCGATTTTCTCAATTTTGGTTGTTACCCCCATACTACGAACCGGAACAATTTCAAATCCTACTAATTTATGGGTATTTTGAATTGTAGCCCGGATTCTGCCGGAACCATCAAAAAACGTTTTTCTTTCTAATAAATTGCGGGTTTCCTTTTCCAACTGCTTAATCTGTGTAAACGTCTGAACAACGGTTGCAATTCCGTTTAATGTCAGTCTTTCCAAAAAGTCAGAAAAAATGTTGTATGGTCGCCAATACGGGTTTCCGTAATCGTCCCGGCTAAAATCTCCGTTAAAATCGCTCGCCGTCGGTTCCTGCCCGGTATTATCTATTTTAGCAATCCAAAATATATTGTTATGCTTTACTTTTTGCCCGGCTTTATACGGCAAAATCAAATTCCATTCCGGATATTGTAGCCCCCAATCGTCCGGCATTATTGCCTGCATATTATCCAACGTCAAAAGCGGGTGCGCACCTTGAAAGTACAACCCGCTTTCGGTCTGTGTCAAATGTTCATCAATGAATGTTTTCGGGTTGTATGATTGTTCCCACCCGCACACATTTTTTAACGCTTCGCATATTTCATTTATTCTTATCATAAAAACGCCCATTTATTTCCCATATTAGGAATTAAGATTGCAATAAATAAGGGGGCGGGGATAACCACCCCGTCCCCTCGGTTAAATAATTCGTTATGCTCCGGCGTTATGCGCTCGCACCTCCGGCGGGAAATTCCCCGGCGTTGGTAACATATACAGGCATACCCAACGGTTCGTTTTGGCCACGTGCTGCAATCTGCGCTTTGATAATCGGATTTGCAACCTTTGTTGGGTCACTGTTATAAGCAACCAAAAAGGCAACATCAACACTAAATCCGAAATACTCCTTAACGGCGCAAGTCAAATCCTCTGTTGCTGCTCCTACTGTTGCACTTTGGTCGCCAACCGAAGTATAGTAATGTGAACCAACTGGCAAATCAATCATCGGCAAACGTACAACATCCCATTCATGGAAATTGGCACGTGTACGGCGCAATGCTTCACGGTCAACACGGGTTAACACGCCAACGTTACCATCTTCAACAGCAAAGAATGTTCCATTTTGGCTTGCTTCGTTTGTCACGTTGTTTGTGTAATGGAATTTCTTTCCGGCGTATTCCAACTGTTTGTTTACGTCGTTTGTCGCTCCATGCTGCGCCAACTTGCGAACCAAACTTTCGATTCCGGCGTTGCAAACGATATGCGGCATACGTGGGTAACAATTGGCTCTCATAATTGGGTCAATGTCGCCCAAAATTTCGGTTGCCATTTCCTTTTTAACCTTGATAACGTTACCGGAAAAGTCATAATTCAATTCGTCTTTCAATACCTGCGTTTTCTGTGCTTCCAACGCTGCAATTGCGCCTTTGTCTAACGCATCAGCCAACGCACGTGTATATTTTTCCATTTTACGGTAAAAGTCGTGTTCATACGAAATTTCATTGTTCGTATAAGCCGCCGGAACCATAGTAAAACCGATTGTGTATGTTGCCCACACAACGGTATAAAGTGCGGACGTATTTTCGTCGTCCTCAATTACACATGAACGGACGTTGCCAACGGTAACATCGCCATCGTAATTGATAACCGGGATTTGCACGGTATTACCCATTGAGGCAAACGCCCTTTCCCTCAACTTTGGGTTAATAATGGAATTTGCGGCGTTGGTTTGCTCAATAAAGAAATCCAATGCGCCATACTCACACGGGCGGGTCATATTGCGGTCAAATTCCGGGTTCTGAACTCGCCAATTCTGTAATCTTGTTGCAATTAAACTCATAATGTTTTATTTTAAATTGTTATTAATGCGGGTTTACCCTTTACCCGTGGTTGTTTTATCTCTCCGGCAATGCTGCAATATTGTTGTCTTTCCATGCTTGCGCCATTGCATCCTCAAACTCTTTGGAACCTGCGGTCATTCCCTGCGCCATCAGATTGTTACTAATTGCGTCGTATGCTTCAACACGTGTTTTGCATCCTGCAACGTCAATTACTACGCTACCGCCTGCGCCTCTACCTCCCGGCGGGATTGTTCCGCCTCCCGGCTGTTGGCGTCCTTTGTCAATTATTCCCATTGCGTCCAATTCACGGGTTAACAACTCGCCCGGCGTAAATGGGTTTAACTGATTGTTCGGGTTTCTCATAATCGCCCCGGTTTCGTCCTTAAACGCCAAAATTTTGCCGCCTTTGCCATCGTCGATATATTCCGGGTTCATTCCCTTGATTTTATCGTTAGCCTGCTGCAAAATAACCTTTGTTACACTTTCCGGCAAACCTGCCTTAAATTTAAGCCCTGCGGACGCTGTTTGCAATTCGTTGTCTATCTTAATGCCGAACAACTCTTTGGCGTGGTTTTCTTTTTCTGCCTCAAACTTTTTGTTCAACTCTGTATATTGAGTTGTAACGTTTGCCAAATCTGCTTTTGCCTGCTTTAATTGCTTTGCGGTTTCTGCATCTGCTCCACCGTCGGCAATTACTTTTTCCAAACGGGTTTTCTCTTTTGTCAATGTTGCAATCTGTGATTCCAACCCGGTAACGCTTTCCGCTTTTGTCTTAAAATCTCCCAACACACGTTTTGCGTAATCGTATGTTTTTTCAGTTCCGTTTTTCTCAACTCCGGACGCTGCCAAAATATCCACATCCAAATTGCCGTAAATTTCCCCGGTTTTCTTTGCTATTACACTATTTTCGTCATTCTGTGATAACGTTGTAATTGCGTTAATCTGTTCGTCAGTCAAACCGGACAAAGCCGCATTCGCTACCAAAATTTCTCTTGTTAATGCCATAATATTACCCTTTTATTATTAACTCAAACTAAATACGCTCAACGCTCCGGTATTGCAATCTACCAACGCAACCTTATATGTTGGTGCCTGCGGTGTTGTTACGTCTTTCGACCATGCCAATACCTTTGATTTGTTTGTTACTTTTGTCGTTTCCGATGTTACTACAATAACATCGTTAATCGTTCCGGCTTCAATACATTCTTTCAATTTCTTTTTTGCGGCTTCGTCTATCGTCGCAATTGGTTTCGTACTTGTAACAATCAAATTGTCCCGCTGTGCAATCTGTGCCATATCTTTATAATTTTTTGGTTTAACTTATTTGTTTGTTTCCGGCGCATCCTGCTTTGCTTCCGGTGTTTCCTTTGATTTTCTTTCCGGCTTTGCCGCCGTTGCCAACAATCCCTCGGCTTTCAGTTCTGCAAGAATTTCGGCTTTCATAGCTTCTTTCATTGCTTTTTTCTCTGCCTCTGCTGCCTCTGCTTTGGCTTTTGCACCGGCTTCGGCTTTCTTCTGTTTTTCTGCCTCCAATTTAGCCTCGTTTTCCTGCAACCATTTGTTCGGGTCGTGCATTACATCAACGGTAAAACCCTGCTTTCTCAAATTGTGCAACCCAAAAGATTCAAAGAACTTTTTGCCGAAAACCTGCATACGTGGTTTTGAAATTCTTTCGCCCGTGTCTTGGTTGAATTTCTTAACCTCAATTCGGCAATGATAACAATCTTCCTCGCCCTTTGGTACAATAAAATTTTCCGGGGTAACGTCTAAAATATTGACGTCTTTAATTTGCCCCTCCTCTGTTCTCACTTGCATACTCGTAAAATTTATTAGTTATTACTTTTATTTTCTCGGAAAATGGTATTTGCGTTCCAAATTCCAAAATATTTGTATTTTCTCGCTCAAATCTGCGAACAAAATTAGCAAAATTCAGTTTTACACGCAATTCCGGTTCGCTAATTATCTGTTGCCCATATAAATTTAATACCTCGGCACGGGTTAAATGTCGGTACGGCTCCAATTCTGCCAACACTAACATACGTTGTAATTGGGTCGAGTCGTTCCGGTACTCCGTTTCGATAATTTGGTTTTGCATTGCGTCCAATTCTGCCTCACTTGCTCCGGTTTCCTTTGCTAACTTGTAACGTTCCCGCAACTCCATTGCATCGTAAATATAAAATTCCGTGCCTAAATTGATTTTTGCAGAAACAAACAAATTGCCGTACCTCAATCGGCAAACCGTTTCATCAACGAATTGTTGCGCCGCCTCAAATCCTTTCTTTACCCGGTTTAAAATTGTGCTTTGGCTCTCAAAATTTGCTTTTATCTGTTGTTCATTCAATGCGTCCCGTGTTGTTATTTCCTCATTCGTTCCGACAATAGACGTGATAATATTGTTGCGCAATCGCTCTTCCTCGGCAACATTATAATCCAAACTATTACGGTCAACGGTCAACATCTGAACCGGGTTGCGCAAATCCGGTTGTTTGTCGCCATCGGGAACGGGTATTTCAACAAAAGAACCAACCCCGGCAATTCGTTTGTCGCCACATTTCGGGCAACGCTCTAATATCCCGGCTTGGTCTAACTTGTAACGTCCTTGTTTGTCTTTCAAAAACCCGCCGTCGCAATAATCGCCATTTTCTGCGTTGCTGAAATCGCAACTTTGTTCATAGCCGGAATAAATAGGATATGAACCGTACATATCCAAATGCCGTTTTGATATATGATAAAACAGATACCAATCCATGCTTTCCAACTGCTCGGTCAATGGCGACGCCTTAACATCGGGTTCCCTCAAACTTATTGCCTCATTCCAAAAGAAACGGGCGGGGGTATAACCTAAATCGTGGGGGCTGTCAATCAGCAAATCGCCAATATTCCCGTCTTTCTCCGTAAATACCCGGTATCTCTCATCGTCAATTACTGCAATACGTTTGTCGTCCTGCTTGAAAATTATCCATCGCATAACGCCCGTTACCGGGTCTGCATCAAACGTTATTACCTGCTCAATTGGCAACCAATAGAAATACGGACGGGGGTATTTATCGGCGGCGTCTTGCTCCGTTGGCAAATCCACAATTAGAACGCTGTTAATTTCGGTTTTGAAATATTCCCACCCTTTAGAACTCCAAATTTCCGGCTCCCTTAAAACGTTCTGTCTATAATACTCCCAATCGTCCCTTTGTCCGCTCTCCATAAACTGATAATTGAACGCCGGGTTACGACCGTCAAAAATTCGGCTCAACTTATCAAAGCAAATTCCCGTTACCTCGTTGGTCTTAACGGGGTAACGGAAAAGAGTTTTGAAAATTTTAAACTTATCGTCGGGTATAAGGTTTGAAACGAAATTCAGAAAATCCGTTAACGGTTGACTGATATACGGCGCAACAAAGGTTTCGGCGTGAAACTTAATGCGCTGTTGGTGTACAATCGCACGGTTAATCGTCGCCCCTTTCTTTTGCTCCGTAATCTGTTTTTTTATGTCGTTTATACCTAATCCCATAATCTTTGCTAAATTCAAAATTTGAGTTTTCCGGCAACTGCCAACCGCCGTTGTTTCCCATCATCAACAAACGTTCGGCGTGCGTTATCTCAAATTCTCGTTTCATATTGTGTTGGGGACAAACCAATAAAACTTTTGTTGTCTTTGTCATAGCCTCGTTCTTTTCTTTTGTTTTACCATAGACTTAACGTAATTTACTGAATACTCATTTGTTGAATGAATAACAACCGCAAAGTCATTTGAAAAATCAATTGAAAAATCCCCTAACGTTACTATGCTCCCGCTTTTAAATCTGTTAGCGGGTTGAAATCCTCCGGAACAATAATTGCCAAATCATCCGACCAATTCGGCAAAAATGTCCATTGAATGTTGTTGCTATCCGGTGCCTCATATCCGCCCAATGTTTTATCGCCGATAAACAAAGAACGTATTGGAATCGGATAATGGGTTGTTGCTGTTTTTGCGTCTTGAATTGCTCCAATTACGCCGTTTTCGTCAAACAGATAAACGCCCAAATTGTCGCCCCAACTTTCGCACTGCAATTCTTTCAAAGCCTTGATAATTTTCTGTGGCAACTTTCGCATAACCCCGGTAAATGGCGTTGGCTCACGTCCCACAATTTCCTCAACGCCTCCCAATGTTTCGTTACCACCTCCAAACGTTCTTGCTGCGCCTGCTTCTGCTGTCGGGGCTTGAATGTATGGGGAAATAACAATCTTTGTATCATCGTCAGCCGACAACAACGGCGTCCATGACGCTTTTTTCCCAATACCCGCCGTCGTGGTAAATGAATTTTTTTCTCCGGTGCTTTTGTACAATCTTTGAAATGCTACTTTCTGAATCTGCCCAAAACTTTCCGGGCAATTACTTACGGGAATATCGGGCAAAGCCGTACCCGCCGGACACTTACAAATCATAATCCTAAAATTTTAATATTTAAAACTCGTTTTACTATCTCCGGGGCTAACTCTTTACCCCATTTATCTTTTGCAAAGTTATAATATTTTCCCGTTAAACTCTTGCGTATATGAAATAAATTGTTAGTTACGACGTTTAACGCCCCTTGTTGCTTGGCTGTATGGTCGTGTATCGCCGTCCGCCAACTCTTTTTCGTATATTCCGGTCAATCCGTCCTCCGGGTCGTCGTGGGCATTTGCCGGGAAATCCCTCAAAAATCCGGTTAAATGCTCATATATCTTTGGAAAACGCTGTTCCCATCCAATCGGCATTATTATTTGTGCATTTACCATCGCTGAATTTGTTATAATTCGGCTTTCCTTGTTTGCCCCTTGATAAAATGGTTCTGTTACTGCTTTTAGTTTTTTTCTTATAACCTTTTCAAATCCGGAACCGCCGTTGTTACTTTCAATCCATGCTTTTTGCGTTCCGCATCTGTTTATCATTTCCGGGACGGTAACGGCTGTTATTTCCGTGTTTTCCTGCGTAAATACCATGTCAGTAATTAGCGCATACAGAATCGGTTCAAACCGTTTCTTTTGCTCGTTCCATGCCTCATTACCGGATTTGTAAACGTCATAACATGCCGAAAATGTAAAGTCGTCGCCCTCGTCTGCAACGTCTGTGTAATTGCCACTACGTACATACGTCCCCCATTCGGATTTGTCAACGTATGTTCGGAACGGGTTCCGGTACAATTTACCCTCTGCGTTTCCGGGGTTGCCTTGATACAAACATTGAAATTGTACGGGGTCTAACGCTCTTTGTCCCTCCAATTTTGCCCGGCTGTGTCGTCTATCCCATAACGCCGCCCCCGGTTCCCGTGGGTCAATCTCTGTTGGCTCCCCGGTTTTCAATCCCTCAAAGTTAATGCGTACCCATGCGCCCGCCGGAATGTTCTTTACATCGTCCCAACTTTTAATCTCAATTACGGTTTCCCCGCTTTTTTCAATACGTCCAATCAAATCATCATCATGCCAACGGGTAAACACAATTAATTCTTGGGAATCATTATGCAAACGGGTACGTACAACGGTCGTGTACCATTTCCACGCCGCATTACGTACAATCGGGCTGTTGCCCTCGGCATAATCTTTGTAAACGTCGTCCAAAATAGATACATCAACCGTTTTTGACGTCAAAGAACCGCCACGACCTACAACACGCAACGAACCCTTACGCCCAACCATTTCTATGACGTCAGAATTTCGTAAATACGTATTAGCCATTGTTACGACGTTGGAACCGTTCAAATACGTTTCCGGGAACAATTCCCGGTAACTTGGCGTATCAATTATTCTTTGAACATCACGGTTAAAATCTCTCGCAATCGTTGCAGCATAAGAACCAATACAAATTTTTGTGTCCGGGTTCAATCCTAACATAAAAGCGGGTAATTTTCGGCTCGACCCCTCACTATTATGCGTAGGAATAAACGTATCTCCAACCAGATAGATACCCCCATCTACTTGGATGCAATTACCATAACCCAAGCCCTCCTTTCGTTCAATAGAAACAATAGCACGCTTCTTATTTATAGACAATTTCGTTATCTTCTTACGTTTTACTTTTGTCGGGAAAGTCATTGTAGGATTAAAACAGAGTTGATATACTATCTTCTTCCCTACTATTCCGCTACTACTAACCCTAGGTTTGAATTCACACACAACTACAGACTGACCTAATGAGCGTAATATAAATGCTGCATCGTCTATAATCCGCTTGTTTGTGTTGGATATGGTTATACGTCCGTTTCTGTGATACACATACCCATCTGTATCAATTAATCCAGCAATCACATTCTTGCGAACTTCAACTGAATTGTATTTATACATATCCGGTACGTGTTTATTCTTAATTAGTCCATTATTTTTTAGTAAAATATTCAATTCTGGGCTGTAAAACTTACGTGTTGTCGTGCCCTTACTTTCTTTGAACTTATATGTACTATTCCCTATTATTTCAACATCATTATTGCCAATGTGTATAATCCCACATGAGCTATCCCCATCTCCTAGCCACGCTCCTAAAACGTATGGGTCTAAATCTACATTCCGACTATCAAACATTACGCAAACATTGCTATCTACTTGGTATTTATATCGGCTTCCTCTTTTTCCATCTCCATTATATATTGTGGAGGATGCCATATGTTTCGTTTCTATAGTTTCCTCTTTCTGTCGAAATCTATTATACACCGTCCATTCGTGATTACCATGACATTCTATCTTTGCCCCATCAGAAAAAGAAACGACATATTCGCTTCTTGTTTTTTCTGACACCCATAATACTTTAACCGGGGTTCCATCCCTACCAAACACGTAATCCCCTACAATTAAATCACCATGTTTTTTTATCCCTTTAGTGGTAGCAACTATCTGATTATCGGATATTTCCTTACCATGTTGAGGGGGCATTTGCACAATCATTTTCTTTATTTCGCCGTGGGCGAATTTATCCAACAACGTATAATAAACGACGTGAAACGGTTCCAATGCTAAATCCGGTTGCATATACCGGGCAAAGTTTATCAGCCTATTGCGTGACGCCGCTTTTACTAATTCCCCGGGATTGTTTTTTAGTGCGGCGTACATTTTAAGTAATTGTTCTTTATCCATTTTGTTTAATTCTTAAAAATATACCATATATTTTTGTCTTACCCCCGTATTTTTTCTGACTTAAAAACCGGAAATCTTAAAAAACGACCAATTTAATGTTTCATTTTCCATTTGTCGCACGCTTTTTCCGAACGTATTATACTGCGATTTTCGACAAACGGGCATTTTAAACAAATTGGGTTCCCGTCCATATCCAAATTTGAAAGTTCATAATAGAATTTACCCCAACCACATTCGCCGCACGTGTGTACGGGTTTCGGTTCGTCTTTTTTCTTGATATTATTCTTTGTTGTTCGTGCCATCGTCAATTACTCCTTTCTCTGCTAATTGTTTTTTATATTCTGCTGTTTGTAGTTTATCAGCAACCGCAAACAATAAATCCTCCGGGATTGCTGATACATCGTATTGCGGTGCATCGCCGTTTATGCTTTTTTCTATTCCCGGAATCTCAACTTTAATTGGTGCATCAAATCCCAACATCTTTGCCCGGCGTTGCTGCACATTCAAAAGCAAATCCAAAAACCGGGGGTTCCCGGCGGACGTTTCCGTTGTGGTTTCCTCATACCCGTAATATTCCGGGTTATCGCCATCCTCCAAAACTTTACGGGGCTTTGCGTTCTGTCTGTTTTTCTCTCGCAATTTCCCGGTCTTTGAACGTTCCCACGCCTCCCACAATTCAACCTCCATTTTATCCAACTTTCGCAATTCCTGCGTAACGTAATCGTCTATATTTTCCATGCGCTCACGCTTCCACTCTATTAGCAATTGTTGCATATCCCAATATACCATTTGTGTTGTTATGGTATAACCGACGCCACGCCGGGCGTTTTCCTCATTCAGTCTTTCCGAAATCTCCCTATACGTGTAACCACGTAAAAACAGATTTGAACAAAAAGCCAAATCAAACTCCCTTTGGTCTTTTGTTCGTTTGCACATTTTCGGGCGTCCGCCCCTTTGTCTTTTACTCGCTTCCATTTTTTAAACCTTTTTATAACAGCAAAACCATTTACTTTGCTTTCCTCTCAAACGTCGCTTTCCCTTTGCTTGTTGTTTTCGGGGAATTTTCGTTTTAAGCGGGTTTCGTTTGTTCCTTGATACTTTTATTGTCTTTTGTATTTTCGTCGCCCTACGGGGTTAATTTTGGCTTTCTTTCGTTCCGGTACCTAAACGGCAAAGCCCCGGTTATAATTCCGGGGCGTTTTTTATGCCTTATATATCTTGTCCCATGTATTTGTATGAACAATTATCTTTGACGGTTCCCCGTCCTTTTTTATGGTTCTTATATCATACGAAAAATCTCCATAATCATTTGCATATATTTTTTCAATTATTCCGCTTCTGTTTAGGGCAAATATAACTTTTTCGCCTACCTTGAAAGGACAATTTGCAGCATTATAGCTTTCTACTGCTTTTTCCCTTTCTTTATCATTGAACTGCAAAGCCTTTTCCCTTATATGGTTTAATTCTGCAATCCTTTTTATGTATGTTTCTTTATCCATGACTTTTTATTTTTCTGTTGGTAAATCTACGGTTAACAATACGGGTTGCAATGGTTGGTTAAACGTCAGCATAGACAAATGTATTGTTCCGGTTTCTTTTACTCTCTCCAATTCTTCCGGGGATAACTGCCATTTGGTAATTATAAGCCCCTGCGGGTCATTGGGGATTTTCATTGCAGGTAACGGCATGTATTCCGGTTGGTCTTTTGCAAATACTACATTCACGCCGGGAAATTCAACGGGTTTCATTGCCTTGCTCCTTTCTTGGTTTCTTTCTAAACTTACGTTTCTTTTCCGGTATCTCAATACGGTGTATCTCAACACGTGCGCCAAAAGCCTTTGCCAACTTTCCGGCAACTTCTTTTACTTCTTCCGGTATATCATTTTGAGGCTTTCCCGACGCATCGGCGTTTATCTGTTTTAGCAATCCGGCGATTGCTGTTTTTTCCTCTTTGTCCGTTGTCGTCTTGAAACGCTGAATCAGATTTGCAATTGGTTGCGTTCTCATAAAGTCAGCACATTTAAAACGGTCTTTGCAAATATTGCAATCATCCGGGTAATTGTGTTTTGCATCCTGCGAACTCTTTTCGTCTGCCTTTCTGAATCCGTGCCATTCGTCACGGCGGGCGATTGCTTCCGAAAATACCGCCATTGCATCAATACAAACTTGTGCCAAAATAAAATCCGGGGTATCTCTCATTTCCTTTTCTAAACTGTGCTTATTAATAAGTTCGGTTAGTTCTTGTTTAAAATCTTTTTTCATACGCTTAAACTTCTATATGTTCAATTTGTGGTAACTTCTTTATGTATTCCAACATCGCCGTTTTGCTTTCCTCGGTTTCGTCGGTTCTGTTTATTACCAACTGAATAACTTCCAAAAGATAATCGCTATCAATACACGCATCATCTACGTTGGTAATATCGTACATCGGTTCTGTTATTTCCTTTGTGGCTTTCAACAAATCCTTTGCTAACTTTGCGGCTTTCTTGAACCTCATTTTTTCGTCCCTCTGAAAACATTTTCCCAATTTGCCCAATTTGCTTTCCGCATCAATTGCGCACGAATTAGCCATGTCCGCCAAAAGATACGCCGTATTTGTAAGGAACAACGCTTTTTTTCTTAATTCTTCTTTTTCTTCGTTTGTCATAGTCTTTTGTTAAAACGGTTCTCAAAATGTTTGTATTGTTCGGCGGTTTCCTGCTGCATATTACCGCAAACCGGGCTTTCCGGTTTGTTGTGTGGGTGTTTGCGCATAAATTCCGGGTTTTTCTCACGTCCTGCGATTTTCTTGTACGCCATTTCCTGCAATTCTTTTTGGGAATATCCAAACAATGCTGCAATATGAAACAATACGGCGTTCAAATCTGCTAACTCGTCTATAATTTCCGACGTGTTTTCCGGTATTATTCCATTTACCAACATATCATCAGCAACAACAAACAATTCGTGGTATTCCTCTGTAAGTTTTAAAAATCTCATTTGAAAGTTTTTGCCGAAAAGTTTATTCATCTTTTCAAACAATCTCTTTTCATCAAATGTCAATCCGGCGGTATTGGCGTCTTTTTCTTCAAAATTAGCCATAAACGTTTGCATATCCATTTTGCCAAATTTTCCGTCCGGTGTCAATACAATAAAATTTCCCTCCGGTACGTCCAACATTACGCCGTTTTCGGTCGGGAATGAATAAACCGCCAAACCGCCGGGCGTTCTCGGAATCTGCATTGTTCCGCCTCCGGTAAACATCAGCAATTTTTCCAAATTATCACGCTTTACGGGTAATGCACGAATTTCTAACAATCGGCGGCAATAAATATCCCCGGCGGTTTCGTCCGGCATACCTAAATTTGTGCGCAACTCATTTGGCAAATTTTCCGCCCCTTTTTCGTATTCAACAAAGAATATTGCACCACGCAAAAGGTTTTGTTCTTTAATCGTCCTTACGTCTTTTATTCTTTTCCCGTATCTGCCTTGAACTGCATATATTGCGGCTTCAATTATTCTTTCCTCTTTGTCCGGGGCGTACATTTTAAGTTCAAAGTAATTTTCTTTCTCTGTAACTTCCGGTTCTGTTCCCGTTACATTTTCAATCATCAAAAACGTTTCCGCATCAAACGGAATAAATCTTTTCTTTTCCATCGCTTTTTTCTGTTATGTTATATAATTTTCTGAAATATATTACTTTGTTATCGCTACGGCTTGTTCTGTGGCATTTAAGCCCAACCGCCGGGCAATCGTCTTTATGGATAACGCAACACGCGCATCTACTCAAACATACATATTTGCCAACATTTTCAATCAGTTTATCAGACGGTTTAACCCATCTTTCCGCAATTATTACCATACCCCGGTAAACTGCAAGTTCGCCGGGGTTGTATTCACGTCCGGGTTCAAACGGTTGTGGTTTCTTTATTCTCATTTTCTATCGAACTAACCAACAAATCCAAATTTTCCTCTGTTCCGGAAATTGAAATTCTTGCTTTCCCTGCTCCCATTACCGCCAATTCCGTAATTGTGCAATCATATTTGCCTGCGGATTTTTGAAACTTTGCCGCCTCATTTAATGGCAATATTTTTGTTATCTCTTTCATCGCTCACGTTTTTAGTATTTTACATTACAAAGTTAATAATTTCTTTTGGTTTTTATCCATATCAGCCGGAAACCAACGGAAAAACAAAGCAATTTAATTTCAATATCTAAATAAACGTCATGTCCTTTTACGCCCTCAACCATAACTCCGGGCGTCAAATAAAATTGCTTATACTTCCACAAACTTTGCAGATACAAATAAAACCCGATACGTCCAATATGGAATCCGATTGTTTTCATTTCTCTATCTGTTTTTTTATCTGTTCCCAACTCTTTTTGTCAATTACCATTTTCCGGGGGTATTGTATTATTTCGCCCTTGGTATATACGAGATTATAGATACCCAATTGCCCCTTAATTGGCATTTCAACAACACGTCTTGGGTTGCGCATCATCCATCCGAAACCCTTTGTTATTTTTGCCCTCTTTTCCTTTGGAATCCGGGTGTTTTCCCAATCCTCCGGCGTAAACTCTTTTATCGGCTTCACGTCGTACAACTCAACCAATCCCAAAGTAACGCCGCTTTCCATTCCGGGATAAACCGGTTTTGCCGACGAACAAATAAGAACGTCGCCACGGTATGACGTTTTTTTGCTTCTAACTTCAATTGATTTTCGCCCGTAAACAACGCCGTTTTCGTCTTTGTATGCCGCCGTTACCAAATCATTTGCGTATGGCTGTTTGACGGTCAACGCACGCCAACGGTCGTGTTTTTCGGGGTCATATTCTTTGCTATTAAACTGCATAACTTTATTTTTTATCTTTCCCGGCGGGTTCCTTGTAATGGGCAAAACCAATTGGTCGTATCGGTTCCGGCTCCGGAACGGCTGCGTCCTCCTTATTGTATTCAAAAGAAACAATAACCGTTCGCCCCTTTGTCCGTGGCCCAATCAGCCGGGAACCCTCCGGGATTTGAATTTTAATTTCGTTCCTCATTCTCAAAATGGCAAATCATCTTTGTCTTGGTCGGGAATTGGCGGCGGCGGTGTTGGTGCGCCTCCCTGCTGCGTTGTTTGTCCGTCTTTCTTTGGCGACAACATCTCCATATTATACCCGTAAACTTCCGTAACGTATCTTTTTACGCCGTTGTTGTCCTCATAACTGCGGGTTCTCAATTCCCCCTCAATGTATAATTTATCGCCCTTTTTAACGTACTGCCCGGCTATCTTTGCCAAATCATTTGACAATACAATGTTGTGCCACTCTGTACGTTCCGGAATCTCTCTGCCGTCTTTTGTCGTGAATCCTCTTTTGGTTGTTGCCAACGGGAATTGTGCGACAACTCCGCCATTATCAAACGTCTTTACGACGGGGTCTTTTCCGGTATGCCCCATTAAAATAACCTTGTTTACGCTCATATTACAACGCTTTAATTATCCAAACAATTATACTATAAAACGCCCAAAAATATGACGCAACCGTTAACGTCACAAACGTATATAACGCAATTTTATATCCGGTTTCTGATTTTATTTTCATGTCACTTGAATTTTACGCAATCCAACAAATATTGTTTCTTATTGTCCGACCATCCGGCGGCATGGTTTATCGCTTTTCGGTCGTCGTCGTGTACGAACTCACATACCCAACCGCCGACGCTTGATTTTTGAACCAATAGAACCAATTTACCAACAATGAAAGAACGCAATTTGTAATAACTTGAATTTTCGCCAACAAACAAAACCCGTCTTTCTGCATTTATTTCGGGCGGATTTTCGATTTGCGGGCGTTTCTCCCTTTCCGGGTACCTTTGTACCCTTTTAAAATCATTTTGGATTGAACGGCGGGAAATTGCCCCGTAATCGGGTGTTCTTTTTTTCGTCCTCATATTTTCAAACTTCTGTATTCGTTTTTAAGCAATTCAATAATCCGGACGTTGCCCGGATATATTCGCATTTTCTCACGGTCGCCATTCTCCCAACATGAATGATGTTCAAAACATAGTATATTTATATTTCTTGCATCATGCGCCATTTCGGGAAACGCTCCACGGGTCAATATATGCGAAGAATAAACGGCGGAATAATTCCGTAACGGCTTTAAACATTCCTCGCATCTGTGCGGCTTATGCTCCCAAACCCACCGGAAAAACCGTTGGTTGGCAACGGGAATGTCGCCACGTCCTAAAACGCAATGCCCGAACAATTCCCGTTGTAACTCAACACGCAACCGTATATCTAACCGAAAATTACGAATATCCAATAACGGCTCGTAACCACGTGCAACACAATATTCATATTCGCAACGCTCGGTCAACAATATTGGCTCCATTACATATTGTCTGTATCGTCCGCCGGGTCTGCCATTTCCGGGAACATATCATTTTCATTTTCGTTGTCTGCATCATTTACGTAAACTAACGGGTTTGGTTCCCCATCAGCCCCGAACAAATCCATTTGCGCCCTTTTGCCCTCAAACAGAAATTCGTAAACCTCGTTTTCAATATCGCAAACAATGTTTTCCAACTCTTCCTCAAAACCGAACGTTTCAACGTTGTATTTCATTCGTGGGGTGTTGATTGCTGTTTTCTGATTGTTTGATACGGTAAACAATCCGGTTAAAACGACGCCTACGTTATCATCTTGCCCCGATAAAGAAACGCCCCTAACCTCTATATTGTCCAAACATTCTTCCGCAAATTCGGCTGCAATATCTGTTTGTTTCTTTGTTGCTTTAAACTCCGGCGTTGCCATCATGGTTTTAAATGACGTTATGTTGAATACACGTCCCATAATCGGGCGCAAATCATTAAACAAATGACGCAAATCCGGGTGTATGTCTTTTGCACTCAATACATGGTATTTGTTCGTGTAACTCTCATTTCCGACAACTTCCGTTACTTCATAATGTACGTCTAACCCGCCATCTTTCAATAACTTTACTTTCGATAATGAAAACTTTTCCTTTGTAGGAATCGGCATAACATTTTGTTTTTTTTTGCTCATAATTTTTAATCTTTATTGTTTCCCGGTTCCTCCGGGTCGGTTTCTTCTTGGAAATACTCGCACGGTTCATCATCAGCACAACGACCGGACAAACGACATACCGGATAATCCACGCAATCAATGCACATTTTTTTTTCGTTCATAATTTTAAAGTCTGTTTCATTTAACAATTTTGCAACCTTGTTTTCCGGCTCTGCATCCGGTGCAAATATCGGTTTCGGGCCGTGAACTAAAACTTCCCTTTTTACCTTTTTGGTCTTTGCGGGTTCCGGTTCCGGGTTAAACTTCAATTGTTCCGCCGGATATTCTTTTGGTTTCAGTTCTATAATACCATTTTCCACCAAAACCGGAATACAACGTTTGCAGGCTTTCACGTCCTCCAACGCATCATGCGCCGGGAATGTTTCGCCGGGGAAACACTTGTTGTAAAGTTCCTCCAATTTCGGATATTTGCCCGGACGTCCGTCTGCATACAATGCGCCAACAAATTTAATTGTTTTCATCATCGTATCAATTCGTTTGCCCTTAAACAATGCGTCCTCCGCTTTTGCGTCGTAATACTCACGCCCCATAATTCGCAATATCATTGCTTTTACAATTGACGTATCAAAGTAAATGTTGTGTCCTACTAACAAACGGGCTTTTTCGCAATCCTCCAAAAATTCGTCTATAATATCAGCAAATGGGACGCCCTCGGCGTTTGCTCTCTCTGCTGTAATTCCGTGAACTTCTGTTGACGCTTCCGGTATTTCCCACCCCTCCGGCTTTATGATAAATGAACGTTCCTTTTCGTTTACCGCCCATGCCAATTGCACAATATTTGGAAATTCCGCAAAATCAACGTCCCATTTTGCGCCCTTTGGGGGCAACCCGGTTGTTTCACAATCGAACGTCAAAACATCTTTCATAATGTCGTTTATCTCATTTCCTTTGCTGTCTTTCAATGTTACTTTTTTCATAATAAAAAAAATCTTTTTTGCCCGTCTTTATTGGGCGTTTGTTCAACATAATTTGCCCGTGTAATCCACACGCAACCGCATTTCAAACATTTAACCCGGCTATATCCATGCGGCGTATATTGGTACCGGATAACCCGCCAATCTTTCAACGGGTAACATTTACGGGGTTGGTTACACTTGCAAAACATATTATTTTTTCTTTTTACGGGTATTATACCCGGTTTTAAATGCCGACAAATAAATAAAATCGCACGCATCAATAAACATTTCGCTTGTCTTGCATAATTTATATATTGGGCAATCCGTACATTTAATCCGCCCGCTTGCCTCTCTCGCTTTCTTTTCCAACGGGCTTAATTCTGAATAATGCCTCATATTAAATGCTTCTTGGGTCGTCTATAAACGTGTTGTATTCCTCTGCGGCAATCTGTTTCAAATGCTCAATATGTTCTATCAATTCCGCATTGCTCAACTCTGCAATTGTCCGCAACCGGGTTTCATATTTCCCGGTGTTAATATCCGGGGTCTGCTCATACATAACCGGGGACAACTCACGCAATCGGCGTTCGGTTTGTTCCTCTGTCAGACGTTCGCCCGCCTCCCAAATTCCGGTTCTAAACGTTGGTACAACGTAATTGAAATAATACCCTTTCAATGCCTCCGACGAACCGGGGGACGCAACGGTAAAACGGGCGATTATGCGGCTACCTTTGTGCATTGCAAAGAATTGGTTCAACTCTCCAAAATACATTCGTAATTTGCCATCATTACCGATATTACCACTACTTGAAATTTCACGCCTTTTCATTTTTATACCTCCACATATAACCTTTATGATTTTTTCTTTCTCCTTTGCATACCTTACATATTGCAATTGGGGAAAATCCGTTTATTTTAGCTGCTTCATTAATACTATTGTACTCTTTTACAATAACTCCATTTTTCAGCTGTAACACTGGCTTGCTTATATCTCGTGCAGATAATTTTAATTTTGACAATGTTATCGGATTATTATTATTTTCTAATCTTGTTACCCAACGAAGATTTGAAACATTATTATTACTTCTATTTGTATCAATATGGTCAACAAATTGCTTTTTATGTGGATTTTCAATAAATGATTTTGCAATTAAAACGTGAACTAAATACGTTTTATGAAAATCTTTTTTCCTTAATTCAACTATCTTATATCCATTTAGATTTGCTTGTCTTAAAAATCTTTCATTAATGGTTTGTTTCCATCCGTTTTCCCGTGTAATGACTCTTTGCAATGATTTTACACGCCCCAAATTACTAACTTGATATATCCCTGCATATCCGGGAACATCTTTCCAAATTTCATTTTCCATAATTACCAACTTTTAAGAACTGCCAACAAATAAGAAAAGGGGACGGGCTGTTGGCTTGCCCTTTCGGCCGGTAGCTACTCCGACCTATCCCCATTGCAAATATAGATATTATTTTTATTTTTCATTCAATATGTATTTGAAAATTGTTACAAATACCGTAACACCACCGTAACAATTGTACAAACTATTTTTTAATACTTTCATTGTCTTTCTTTTCTTGGTCAACCAATTGTTTCATTGTAATATTAAACGCTTCGCCGCCTACTTTCAAAATAAACGTTCTTTCACTGCTTGAATACCCCTGCAATTTTTTATCCATCGCCGACGCATAAAGAACGGTCATTTGTCCCGGTTCAAAAACTCCTTTTTCCTGCAATCGGTCTATCGGGTGCCGTTTCAATGGGGCGTTTGCGCTTATTCCTGCATTTCTCCGGATGTTTTCCAAATCGGAAATAACCACCTTCAGATTATTATAAAATTCGGGTGTTTTCAAAACGTCCGAAATTGTCATGTCTTTTACTTCCATATTGTTTTTGTTTTATGGGGGTCTTTGATTTAACGACCCCCGGTTTATTATTATTGTTCTGTGTATTCCTCAATAATTAAATCCTGCTGTCCCCTTACAACACTTTCAATAAAACCTTGGAATCCCTCTTTTTTTGCCAAATCCAAAATTGCCTGCAATCTCTTTTGGCCCAAACTTTCGCCCCTCGCTATGCGGAACACTTTAACGGTTGGATTGCTGGCAATAATAAGTTTTGCGGCAACCTCCATTATTTGCGAATCTGAAACCTTTCCGGCAACAAATGGGACGTCATTCAATACCAACCCATCATCACTAAACGAAAGTCCGGAAATCGGCAATTTCGCCGACGAAATAAGTTTTTCACGCTCGGCGGATAATTCCGCAATTTCTGAATCCATCTTTTCCGCTTCTGCTTTTTTGTCGTCTGCTTGTTTTTTCTTTGAAAGATAATCGGCAACCTTTGCAGCCTTTTTGTTGTGTTCCTCGGCTTCTTTCAATTGTTTTTCTGTATCGAAATTATTCGGGTTCAAAGCCTCATAATCTGTTAACCATTTTTCGGCACTTGCTATTTTTCCCTCATAATCTTTCTTTTCTTCTTCAACGACCGAAACGGTTTGTTTATACGTCTTTTCGGCTTCTTCCATTGCTTTCTTTGCCGCCTCAATTGCTTTATTGTATGAATCTTTGGCGGCTGCCAAACGTACCGGAATCTCTGCCAATCTCCCCTTTCTTTCTTCCATACGTAAACGCACGCCCTTTGCTTTCTCAACCAACTTTGCGTTTTCCTGCTGTTCTTTCATCAGTTCCGTAATGTCCTTTGGTTTGGCATACGTTTTCAAATCCTGCGTTGTCAATCCCTGCCCGGCTGCATCTGATATTGATTTGTAGGTTTTCAAATCTCGGTTTACTCCGGTACGTTCTGTTTTAAGCCCGGCAACGGTTGTATCAATTTCGGCAATCCTTGTTCTTACTTCTTCCGGCAACAAAGACTTTACAACCTCAATTTGCTTTCTGCGTCCCTCGGCGGTTTCCGACCAACGGGAAAATTCCACGGCGTCAAAATCTGTATAACCGAAAATCTTTTGCAACATTGAAACGTTATCGCTTTTCATTCCGGTTGTCTTTGATTTTATTGATAACGTGCCACGTGGGTTTGCCTTTGTAAACGTCAATTCAACCTCGTATTCCTCGCCGTCGTCTCCGACAATCATTTTTGCAAAACCTTTGCTTTCTCCGTTCTTCAATACGGCGTCACGGTTCCCGGTCAACAAAGCCCCAATTGCTTTTAATACGGTTGATTTTCCCAACTCATTATCTCCGGTAATGAAATAAACGTTACCGTCGAAATCTGCGTTAAACTCTTTAATTACTTGGAAATTTACCAATTCTAATTTCTTAACTATCATTTTTGCTCTCGGTTTGTGCCGGGGTTTCCCCCGGCGGTTAATATTATTTTTTTGTTTCTCTCATTCTTTGGTATATCATTGTTTGCACCTTAACAAATGCGTCCCGGCTTTCTTTCGCTTCCTCAACCGTGCAATCAGCAATGAAATTTTCCAAACGCTTGTATAATCCGTGTCCGGCAATCTCAAAATCAAAATCGTAAATCGTTGTTTTCATAATAAAATGTTTACTTTCCGGGAACCCGCCCGGTCGGTGTTTGTCATACTTTGAAAGATTTTGGCTTTATAGCTTCATTTAATCGGTTACCGAACCATCATTTAACCCTTTGTAGATACCGTTGCTTACTTTCTACTCTTACGAACTTAATCTTTCAACAGTCTTTTTGCATTTTGGTTAGACTGTGGGGTCTTTCGTTGTTTGACACTGCAAATATACGCATAACATTTTAACTACCAAAATTTTTTCTTTTTATTTTCAAAAAAAACAATAAACCCGGAACGTTATACATTCCGGGCATAAATCAAAACAATTTCATTTGTGTATCGGTCAATACAGCAACGACCGCATCAACTTTGCGTTCCCAACTTTCTAACGTTGCCAATTTCTCCGGGGTTGGGTTCCGTTTGTAACGTCTTTGGCTATGCCTCATCTGTTTTATAGCATTTATAAAATCAGTATATGTAACCATTTCCTGATATTTAAAAACATATCCACCAGCTTTCCCCCTTTGACCTTTTAGGCATTTTGAAATACTAGTTCTATCGACCCCCAATATAATAGATGCCTCTATTATTGAATTAAAATACACATTAATTTCGCCACTTATTGCAACTATTTTTTTTTCATTATGTGATTTTCTGTTTTCTATACTTCTCTTTTTTGTGATAATATTATTCGCGTTTTCTACTGGTGTAACCCAACGCAAATTTGAAACATAATTATTCCTCTTATTGCCGTCGATATGGTCAACACATGGTTTGTTGTCCGGGTTCGGAATGAAAGCCGCAGCAACTAATCTATGTATTAATTTTGTAACATATTTATTACCGATACGTATATTAACCTGTTCATATCCATTAGAATGGATACATTTTTTTAGAAAGTTATTATCATGCTTTATATTCCCAAAATTTGATATGTAATACGATGGAAATATTTCTTTATATTCTTCAAATTCTAATCCCATAATCTATTATGTAAATAATTCGGTAAATTACTTTTTATCCAATCCATATTGTTAGCTAACATATAACGTCCAAAGTGCATTATCAAAGTTGCATCGCATGAATACATAGTTTGTTTTATCTCTGGATATAGTGATTGTGCTATATCTTTATATCTTTTTTTTCTGTCTTTTTTATCTTCATTTTTTATTCTTATCCTTAGTTTTTGCTGCCACGAAATAGGGGCTATTAGAACAAACGGTATTTCGGCGACGGTTATAATGGCTTTCAATTGCTCAAAGTTTGCAAGCATTTTTTGTATGCGGTACAATTTACCCAT